GTACCGGACCCCGTAGTAAGAGAATCACAATCAACCAGCTTCCCAGTAGAATCTGGAGGAACCTGGACAAAACTGTCGGTGCCAGCCATGCTATAGCGTCGCTCCGACGCAGGGCGTCAAACACCTTCGGTGTGTGCCAGAAGCGGGGCGGCGGAGGTGGCGTCGGCCACGTAGGCGTAAAGAGCTTCTCCATGAGTATCGCTGTAGGCACAAGTGTTTCACACAATGAAGAGCTTCAGCAGAACGGCTCCAACGGTTGCGCGGAGCGTTAGCGCCGTCGCAGTCGAAGCTATGCTACCTGTGTAAACGTCGCAAGCCGCGTTCTTCGACATTACGATGTAACCGACTGGGATGCGGTTAAGATTGTGGTTCACGACAAAGTCCGTATTCGGTATACCGGGGGTGGTAACTGTGATCCAGTTTCCGTCGAGGTTATCTCGGCCCGTTCCATCACCGAAACTCAACAACCCGTTCACAACCCGAGCAAGCTGTTCGTAAGTCTTACGCAAGCGTAGCAAAGACTGATCCAACCCCGGATTCGAAGAAGGGTTGCTGACCCACGGAGAGGTCTTCACCTTTGGTGGGAAGCCATCTATTGTGTCGGCGACTTTAGCCATCAACAGTTCCGCCTCGTTGTTCCCCGCCAATGTCATAAATAGGTGTGAATTCCACGATTGCTCCTGGAGCGCCAGCGCTTCCGCTGATAACATACTTCAACCAAATCCCTGAGATCCCGAAGCTAAAAATCCTTGTAAGTACGCTTCCGCTTCCGTTCCCGATTGTCTCTGTCCGTGTTTGAGACTCTCCTCTACTATTCGTGACGGTGATTGTATACACAACAGCGCCACGATCTTGAACAACCAAGCGGCACTTTTTCAGAGCCTTTGTATGCCGCCTGTCACCGTGGTAGAGGTTCCCGGTCGTCAAAGACCAAGGAGCTTCGCTGTTACCTGTGAAGTCTATGACGCCGGGCGTCCCATCGCTTGCTCCAAGGAACAGTGACTCAAAAGGATTTGCAATTGTGAGTGTTTGTGGAGACCACATCTGAGATGAAATCGGGCCGATAAGATCCGCAATACGAGGTAGGCCAGCGATAAGGAAATCGCCCATAATGCTAATCGTTTTGGCAAAGCCGAGGCCGGTCCAGTTGTTCTCATCGAAGTTGTAAACCCAAGTGTTTACACCAGGGATAACGAGCCAATAAGCGTTGAAGGGCTGTCCGTTGACTGTCGTTGTGATCCACGCGAGGGCGTTGACAGGATTAATTGTGAACAAATCTGCAAAGATACGGGAACGGGCACCCACACGGCGGCGACCGTCGATCCGGCTATCACCAATCGGAATGGAATTGGAACCGTCAAAAGTATAGACATTATCTTTACCTACGTAAACTGCAAGCTCCTCACCGAAGGTCGCGAGCGAGTAAGGCGAGATACAACCACGTCCTTTGGAGGTTAGTGGAACGAACCTAAAAGGAAAGACCCCAATACCTGTCGGGATAACTTGGGTGATACCAAGTTGTTGCATCAAGTAGCCTGCTTGATACAGCTTCGCAAGGCCGTTAATTGGACCAAGGCTGTTAAAAGCGTCGTACGCCCCGGCGTTGAACGAGGTCCAATCCGTAGGATCGCCTGCGCCAGTGTAGCGAACCCGTTGGGTTAGAGCCGTTCCGAGTTCAACTGTATTAGCGACAACAAGGTGGGTATCGAGTTCCATCAGAAAACGCGCCGGAACCGCGTTCGCAACATCGAGGTACGTAGTACCGATCCCGTCCCATGTCTTGACAGGGTCAATTCCATTACTGAAGCAAAGCTTGTAGTTCACGACGGCGGTTTGGAACAAGTTCGACGAAGCGCCCGTGAACGCGGTTCCCGTTATCGGAGTCCATGTTGCACTGACGCCGTTCCATCTTAGCAAGCGGGTCGGGGTGAAGACACCCTGAATTTCCGTACCTGGTTTGTTGAAGAAATTCGCTACACCAATAAGGGCTTCTTGAGGATTCGGTATAGCAGCGACGCTATTAAATGCAGGACGAGCATAGGCTACGCCTTTTCTGAACAGGATGTTCTGGGAATCAAGAAAGCCGAGGCCCTCGATGAGGTCAGGAGGAAGCTCGCTTTGAACACCCCCGAAGGGGCCTAGGAAAGGAAACTCGTAGAGCTCCTCGGAGCGAGCTTGGTTTCTGTCTTGAAGCTGGGGCATAGGTCACGGTCTAATGCTTACGATCAGCAGATCGTGAACGAAAGAATCCGCACCAGCAGCAGACTGCGTCTGGACTACAATCGGATTCGTGACGTTCTCTGAAGGGTCTGCGTAGGGTGCGCCGATGATAAGTGCATCTGGGATATTCGTCACGACAAAGGTACTCAGTGTCCGCTGGGTTGTCGGTGTCAAGACGTAAACGCTTGCGTGCATCCAAAAGACGCCCGGTACTACCGTACTATTCCCTGCTCCGCTGAACGTAGTTCCACCGAAGAGCAAACTTTGCACAGTCCCGGCAGAGCCCGCCGTCTTACGAATCCTTGCGTCGATATCGACAATGCTACCAGCTTTCAGCACCCCGCCAGGGATTGTAATCGTGTTTCCAACTGTCGGCGCAACTGGGGCACTGATCGTAACGGAGTTAGAATCAACAAAGCGCTTCTGAAAAGAAGACGTAACATCAAGCCACGCTGTGCCGCTCCACTGGAAAATCTGACTCGTATCCGTTGCGAGATAAATCATTCCGAAGCCTGAACCGCCCCAAGAGGCGTCTGGCGTAGGCCGGTTCGCAAGAGTGCCGCTCAGCAGTGCAGAGCGTTGACGTATATCGATCTTAAGATTGCGTATGTCCGAACCGAGCAGATTAGCAAGCTGAGTATCTGGGGGGAAGGCTTCATCCCAGGCTCGGTCGAAGGTTGGCGGGAAGGGCACTAAACTCTCTGCTCCGCCAAGCAGTCTTCCCTGTACTTGATCGGGAGTTCAAGATTCTCGTACTTCTTTATTGTATTACAATTTGCACAAAGAAGCTGATATACCGTGCCATTCTTCTCAAGTATTGACTCATAATAGCTCGGTGTGCATACAGCTTGACTCCCTCCGCCGTTTACATGGTCAACCTGAAGAGCCCTCCAATCGCCGAACCCACACTTAACACACTTCCCTCCCATGTCCTCGATAAATTTCTTTCGTATTTTTGCTCGCCAACGACGACCTTCCGCTGCACGATCTTTCTTCGGATAGTAAGTAGTTCGAATAGTCCCAAATCTCATACAACCACCCCTTCATTTCTCTCGACCGCAACGACTCTATCGTCCCATAATTCGACCATCTCGTGATCCTTTCGATCTGTGACCTCCAGCCCAACCCCAATATTCATTCTGATCCAATCATGAACCCGAACCATCTGATCCCACTGAATATCCCCTGGTTCCACCCGCGCTGTGAGGACACGGACTTCCTTGCCCTTGGCAAGCCAACGCTTTACTCGATTTATCATCGGCTCGATAGGCTCACCGATGCTCTCGCTATAGCGACCGTATTTGGCGAGCGTTCCATCGAGGTCGACAGCTATCCAGCCGTCGTCGTCATCTGTCAAGATTTGGCGCAGCTTGTGATAGTCTTGAAACAAAACCCGACCAAGGTCGTCACGATATTGCAAATCAGGAACCTTCATCTTCGATATCGCCAGATACGCGCGGGCGAAGGCTTCACCAATTGTATCTCCAACTCCATTCATCACTCCGAGGATACCCGCTCCGCCGGTCGATACAAGCCCGTCTTCCTCACGGCGTACGTCGTAAGGGTAGAACATCTCAGCGTCAGCTCGACGAAGTCCCCGAACCGCGACGCCTGCCTTGGCGTGAAATTCCTCGGAGGGCCAGGGCGGCAGCGAAAGCCGAACTCCCGCAGCAAAGCCTTTGTTGAGGGTGTAGTCGCTAGATCGACTACCGTTAGAGCACTCAGAAACGAAGGATCCAAAGTCCCCACCAAAAAGCCCGTACAAAAGTGTGGGGAAGGCATCGTAGCCGAATCTAGGAGTGAATTCAAGAGCATAGATGTCCTCGTCGTTTACAACGCAGTTGATGTCGAAGGGGCCGATGTAGTGTTGCTTGCGCAGCAAATCTGTTAACTTTGTTAACGTTTCTGTCACAATCGGATCGTCGGAATCGCAAGCCCAGACCACATTGCCGGTACAACCTCCAGAGGGGCCGATATCTCCGGGGAGCAGGTGCTTACGCTCGATAGTGTGATTAAATAGGAACGGAACCCAATCCATGCCAGAAAACCAGCCTTCGGTTGAGACCGCGACTCCTTCGATGAACTCTTGGATTGTGAGTTCAACTTCGTCCTCCGTGTGAGATTTCTTTAAGCGTTCTAGCCACGACAAAGCGTCTTCCTCGTCGGTAGACACAAAGGAAGGGACGACGCCGCTAAGCCGACCGCCCGGCTTGAGAACTATTCTCCCGTTTTTCGACATCTTCTTAACAGCCTCGA